AAATGACCAGTGCAGTGCATCGGCCGAGGCAGACGGAGCCGGGTTGTCATCCGAGAAAATGCCCGGCAGCACAAAGCCGGTATCAAGTTCGCCGCCGAGGCACAGAATAAGAACCTGCTCACCGACTGACGGCGCATTCCAGGAGCGGGTTTTACCCGCGCGGGCGCTCAGCCAGTGCAGCCAGCCGGTTGTGTTTTTTCCTGTATCGACACGGCACAGCCCGCCGTCAAGATTGACGGCCGACACGGTTCCGATTCGGATCAGGTTGCGCAGCAGGCGCTGAATTTCTGCGAGTTGTTCGTTCATGCCGCAAGGTTGCTATGTTGCGGCATGTTGATCAAAGAAAGCGTGTTTAGCTATGAATGAGCAAACACTGTCATTTTTATAAAGAAGAGTTAAGTATTAATTTCTGGCGGAACGGCGTTAGCAATAATATCACTATGCAATTTTTCAATTGTATTTTGTTCTGATTTATTTCTAACTGCATCAATTAACCTACGGGCCTCTTTCTTATTATCAAAATAGGGCGACTTGTAATATGCAAAGTCACGTAAGTTATTATAGAAATTCTCAATGCATTTAAATGCCGCTATTGCTTCTTCACTAGTCCTTCCAACTGACTCTAAATTATATCTCACACCTTTAATGACGCATGGGTATGTAGGTGATGACATACACAAATCAATTACTTCTTGCAGCCCCAGCATATGGGCAAGTCGCATTACATCCCTGCAAAATATTTCAATATATAATCCAAAGCTCACCTGTGGATTAACATTATCTAAAATAGAAATCAGCATTCCCCTTGTGGTTTCAAGTAGTTTATCAACTTCCTCAAACCTATCTTTCTTAACAGTTGGGGTTCCATACTTAGGATCACCCGCGAAAAATAACTTATGAATCCGAGGGTGTGGTTTGTTTAACGCCTTTAAATTTTCATGCAATTCTACTTCGCCAATCTGTTCAAAATAAGAGAATAATTCTTTCCTGTGGGCGTGGAATAAATCGATGTTGTTCTTCTGGCTTACAATCTGAATTTGCTTGGCGGTCTGCTTAGTTGCGTGGAATCTGCTAACACTTGCTGAAAGAGGTATTGCGAGAGACAGCACACCCAGCGGCAAGGCACTTATCGAAACGAAAGTTTTAAATCCTTCAGCGTCAAATCTGAATGTATAGCCTGACCATGCTAAAGAACCAAGAAGAAAGAAATACACCATAGGCAGGATAATAGAAAACCAGAATATACCTTGATGGCCTATGCTTTTTTCAGTGTGAAGGGTCATGATATAAGTGTGGAACTCTCGAGTTCCATGCAAACTTTCAAGGTAAGGGTCTTTTGAAGTTATAGATTTCATCCAAAAATAGATGATAGCGTATGAAACAAGTGCTGGTAAAAGCCCAAAAAGTATAAAAGCCCCAGCCCCAAAAAAATAGTGGTAAAAGAATTGAGTAAATCCTTCCATATCATCATTCCCAAGATTGTATTGTTGCTAATGTAAAGCATCAACTATCACCTGTTCAATCATATTGATGTCATCATCATTCAATCCAAATAAAGGACGTGCTTCATACTGCACTTCTTTGCCTTTACGCGATGGCCGGTCGCGCAGGCCGTAATGATGCACGCGGGCCATGCGCTGCACGTTGCCCGCAAACTTGATCACGGCCTCATCTGGGCTGGCCTGCATCTTCATGTACTTAGCCGTGCGCAGCCTGGCGAACATCTCGCGCTTTATGCGGCCCTTTTTGCTGCGCACCGGCTGCGCTTTTCGGGGCTTAAACGGCGTGCCGTCAGGTGCCTGCTGTCGCTTAATGTTCTGCTGCTGACTCGCGCGCAGCTTGCGGCCAATACTGCGCGCCATTTCTTTGCGTGCCGGCGCTGACAGGCTGCTGATCAGCGCCTCCAGACGGTCGTTTACCAGCTGCAGCTCGCTCATGTCTGTAACTCGCTGACCAGCTCGCCTTTAACGTAAAGCTGCACCGGCCGCGCGTCATTCTCCGGCAGCGGGTTCTCGCCGACGTGGGTCACGTGCAGCCCGTCGTCGGCTTGCTTCACGATCACGCGCTCGCTCAGCTGCAGCTCAATGCTGATATCGCTGGCCGTGTCGCTGATAACATCCGCCTCAAAGGTGAAGCCTGTCCGGCGCTTTTCCTCGCTTGCCATAATGTCGGGTTCATTCGTTCGCAGCCAGGCAAGCAGCGGCACGATCAGTAGGTCGATGTTACCGGCGTAGTCGGTAATAACCATGTTAAGCCGGTACTGGTATTCAAACGACAGCGAGCTGGCAAGCGTCGAGACGATGCGCCCGCTGTCGATAAACACGTTCAGCGCGTCAGGGTTTCGCTGCAGCTCCGGCACGCTGTCGGTCAGTGTCTGGCGCAGTTGTTGCGGTTTAAGCATCGTGCTGCTCCTGGCAGTCTTTGATTATTTCGACCTGCAGCCCGCAGGCGGCGAGTGCGGCCTCAAGCTGGCGATTGTCCGCCGCCAGATCGCCCGCCGTTTTAAGGCTGTTTCCCGGCACCGGGCAGCTTGTCACGCGCGGACACCCAATCCAGATAATCTCTGGCGCTGGCGAAGGCCGGACGGGCGTGCAGCCGGATAACATCGTCAGGCAGATCAGCAGCAGACCAGTCACGCAGTATCGGATTCGCATCGGTTTCTCTCTGTATGGTCATTTCACGGTTAAGCGCGGCCGTGCTGGCACGGCCCTGCATCAGCCGCAGCTCGGCCTCGCGCTTCTGGCTGGCTTTCGCATCCGCGTCCAGCCTGGCTATCGCCCGGTCGCGGCTCTCGATACCGGCCGACAGCGTGCCGATAATGCGCTGTGCGCTGGTCAGGTCGTCTTTTGCAACTTTCCACTGCCAGCCGGTCACGCCCAGCGCCAGCAGAGCGACGGCCAGAAGCAGAGCTATCAGCCGCGTCATTTGACACCCCGCAGGCAGTAGGCTGTCTCATTCGCGCGGCGGTTTTCCAGCCCGCGATTTTTAACGCCCTTAACGTACACCCAGCGCCGCAGCTCATTACAGGCATCAGACCAGTGCTGCAGCCTGATGTAACGGGCAAAGGTCGAGCTGCAGGCCGCGCGCACGCCGACGTTAAAGGCGAATGAAACGGCGGTGTCATAGACCGGCTGCGGCATCTCAGCCGACATACAGGCATCGATCCCGCGCTCGACGCGCATCACGTCATACACAAGATTGACCGCCGCCTTTCGCTCGCTGATCTGGCTTTGCGGGGTCACGCCCTCTGTGTGACCAATGCCGTTAGTCCAGACTCCGGCGCTGCACTGATAAGGCGAGGTGCGGCACCCCTCGGCGTTGGCGATGAGCGCAAGCCCGGCCTCGGACGTTTTCAGGGTTTTGAACTGAGGCAGCAGCGCAGCAATCGCCAGCACGGGCACCACGGCGCAGCGTTTAACGGTCTGGCTCAAGGCTCACCCCCCGCAGGCGCTGCAGCTCGTAGGTTTTACGGCGGTAATGCCAGTTGATAAAGAACGTCGCCACGTTAGTGATAAGCGTGATAACGGCCACGCCGGAACCGACCATAAAGGCGATATCCTGTGGCGTATGACGGCCGAACCACATCAGGATGAGGCCAATCAGGTAGTTGATCACAGAGCTGATTTTTTCCATTTTTAGTCCCACAGGTTGACGGTTTCACCTGCTGAAGATTCAGGCAGATCAGGCAGCGTCACCTCGCAGCCGTGCGGCAGCACCGGCCCGCTTTCGGCGAGGCCCGGATTAGCTGCATAAACCAGCTCGACGGCCTGACCGGTTCGCCCGTAATAGCGCTGACAGATTTCGTCAACGGTATCGCCCTGCTGCGCGTAAACGTTCATCAGAGCAGATCCACAATGCAGCCAGGCTTACCGGCGATGCGGCTGATACTGAATCGCGCGTCGCGCCAGTACTCGTCGGCGCTCGCCTCGATTTCGCCCGCTTTTTTCGTGCCGCTGGCGTCGTAGCCGCGATAGCGCTCGACGATGGTGGCGGCGGTCAGCGCGCTGACGGCGGCAAGGTACGCAGTGACCTTTTCGCTCTCGCCGTCCAGAGATTCCGCAGGCACGTCGGCCAGCACCTTAAAGCCCGCTGCCATCTGCGAGGCGCGCCAGTCGTACAGCTCGGCGTTTACTTCTGAAATCGCCGTTTTCACGGCAAGGCGCAGGCGCACCGCCGTGACCGTTCCCTCATAGCGCAGCGAATCGCGCAGCTGCAGCAGGTCAACGTCAGGCCAGAAAAACGTATTCTTTACCGGCGGCTCGGCAGCGTCTGCCGGTCGCGGGGCGGGGATAACAACCGTGTTATTCATAATCGGCCTTTGAAATAGGTGGGCGGTGGAGGACGACGCAGACACTGAAAGTGCGTTGCCGTCCTGCCGCCCGTGCGCGGGGTCGCGTTCGGTCAGCGGCTGGCGATGGCCTGTTTTTTCATCGCCGTTCCCAGCCGTTCAATGTCTTTTTTGACGCCGCAGCCGTCGTGCAGCTGATGCGCCCTTACAAGGTGGGTCATCGCCTCCGAAGCCCTGCCCGCATCGCGAAGCACATACCCGGTTATCTTGTGCAGCTTGGCGCGCACCTGATCGGGCATGTCTTCAGATTCCGTCATCGCAATGGTTGTCAGCAGCGGGTCAATATCGACCGGCTCTTTTGCCGTCCAGGCGCGCGTTGCCGCGCTGGCGACTTCCTCTGCCAGCAGGTAAGGCAGGCTGGCGCGCTTAAAGCCGTCTTGCGACACAAGGCCATGCGTCAGCGCGTACCGGGCAATCTCCAGCGCGCCGGGTACGTCGCCCGCATCAAGCCGCCAGATCATGACGGTCATCAGCACGGCATCCTGTGCGCCTTTGCCTTTCTCCAGCACGCCGGACACCCACGGCAGGTACTCAGGCAGCAGCTGACGCTTCATTTCCGCCTTGCGCTCGTTCGAGTGCACTTTCTTCAGGCGGCGCTTGTCGTCGTTCAGCTTGATGAGCATCTGCTCATAGCCGCTGGCATGGCGCAGCGGGTGGTCGGCGTTCTGCGAGGCTTCGATAGCCTGCTGGCGCATGCGGTGACGTCGGGCAGGGCTTAACATGCGTTACGCCTCCGCTTTTCCGGTGCCAGCAGCGCCGCCGTTTTCTGCCGCTGCTTCCTGCGTTGTGGCTGCAGGTTCAGCGAACACACCGACTTCGATGTTTTCAACCAGGCAACCGGCCGCGTAATCCTCGATCACGTAGTCCTCGTTAATGGACTCGTAGTTTTCGATGCGGTCGCGCTTCGGCACTTCGTCAATCAGGCGGCGGTGCGTACCTTCCTGCCAGTAAATCGACAGGTTATCGGTGCGGGTAATAAACATGGCGTCGGCCGGGAAGTACGGCACGCGCACCGCTGGCAGACCGCCGATGCGTTTCTGACTGATAATGACGTCAGCAGCCAGCTGCTCGGTATTGGCCTGCGACTGGTTGACGATCGGGAAGTATTTATCAGCCAGCAGCTGACGGCCCACGATGACAACCAGCTCCGGGTCTTCCTGATACCACGGCTCAATCAGGGTGTTGGTGGCATCCATCACCAGCGCATCGAGGTTGGCATAATCACCGTTTTTGCCGACGCGGATTTTTTCAGAAACGACGGTGCCGTTTTCGTCGGTGATTTTGCTCATCACGCGCGCCGGCGCATCGTTGCGGTACTTCTGCAGCCAGCCTACGGCCACGTCCTGCAGCATCGGATTCTTGGCGCGGTTCGAGGTTTTGGCGCGTGTAACGCCGTTGAAGCCGATCATGATGCGGTCAAGCGCCTGGCGCTTCACGATGGCGTCTCGCAGACGGGCCTGAAAATCTTCATAGCGCGCCCACAGGTCGAGGGTGTTATAGCGGATATGAAAGTCGTAGTTGACCTGCACACACTCGTAGCCCTGCTTATCCAGCGCGGCAAAATCAGCGGTTTCGCGCTCGTCGCCACCTGCCGTGTCGGTCACGCTGGCAATCGAGCCGGACACGCCGATCCCGATTTTCTCGCCCTTCATTTCGGACACCGGCACGATGTTGATGCGGGTCAGGAAGTCGGAAGACTCCTGCACGCGGTTCATCAGGGTCTGCGTGACCGTCGGCTCAACGGTAAACTTTTTGTTCATGTCGTCGGTTTCGACACCGTTCAGCTCAGCAAGGCGGGTCATGAACTGGTTAAACTTAAAGCGGGTATTCTTGCGCATTGGCGTTCCTGTTTATCTCTGTGTTGGGTTTTAACGTTCAGGCAACGCCTGATTAGCAGTCGGTCTGCGCGCCGGACTTCGGATCGCTGCCGGTTGCCGCCGGGCGGCGGTTAAAGCTGCCGTCGGTCTGCGAAAGCTGGCCCTGCAGCGCAGCGAAAGCGGCGCGGTCTTCCCCGGCCTGCTGCTCGATAGCCTCCAGACGTGCGGTGACGGATTGCTCCAGCGCAGACAGCTCCTGCGTCTGGCTCTCAGCATTCAGCTGCACCTGCTCAGCGACGGCCGTTACCGCCGCGCTGACGTCGGCGAACTGCTCACCATCGGTTTTCTTTTTGGCAGAGAACATCGCGGAGATGCGCGCCAGCAGCGACGGTGACGGCTCGGTCACTTCTTCAAACTCGATCACGGTTTCTTCAGCGGCGGTAAAGAGGTTGCCTTTATCCAGCTTGCGGGATGCCAGCGGATTAACTTTGGCCGTGGCGCTGAAGCTCAGAATTTCAGTGCCGAGGCTTGCCGGGTCGTCGGTGACGGCCAGACCGACCAGATACGCCTCGCCCGTGTCGGCGAACTCAGGGTTAACTTCAATGGATGTGTAGATTTTCTGGCGCGCTTTGGTCAGCTCGACCAGCTCAGGCGTCGGATCAATCCAGCCAAACAGCGCCAGCTTGCCTTTTAGCGGGCCTTCGCCGATTTCTTCCGCCTCGACGGCGGTCACGTCGCCAAAGCGGCGGAAGGTGCTGTCAGCGGCATAGCCCCGGATGTGTTCCATGTTGATGCGTGCGCCGTACATTTCCGGGCTGTAGTTTTTCGCCATCTGCGAAATCCAGTCACGGGAAATGACACGGCCGTCAGTGGTTGCGCCTTCAACTGCGATACGAAAACGCTTTGCTTTGATTGCTGCCATTAATCAGGCTCCGGTCAGGTGTTGGGTCGGTTCGGGGCCAGTTTCCCCGTCGCCACACAATCCCTCAACGAATGCCAGCCCGTTGATACATCAGCAAACAGGGACAGCAGGCGCGCCATTTTCGGCACCGGTAGCCTTGCCGGTATGAAAACGACACCGACAACCATCATCAGCGATCCGCGCCGTCAGGCCGCGCTGCTTTACTGGCAGGGTTATTCCGTGCGCCAGATTGCGGAGACGCTCGGACAGAAAACGCCAACCGTGCAGAGCTGGAAGCTGCGCGACGCGTGGGACAACGTTGCGCCCATCAGTCGCGTGGAATCCAGCATGGAGGCCCGGCTGATCCAGCTCATCATGAAAGAGGTAAAGGGGAATGGTGATTACAAAGAGATAGACGCGCTCGGCCGTCAGATTGAGCGCCTTGCCCGCGTTGAGCGCTACCGCAGCAGCGGCAACGAGGCCGACTTAAACCCCAACGTGCGCAACCGCAACAAAGGCGAGCGCCAGCCGGTTGTTAAAAATGAGTTCAGCGAGGAACAGGTAGACAAGCTGACCGGCGTGTTTATGGATAACTGCTTTGAGTATCAGCTCAACTGGCATAAAGCCGGGCTGACTCACCGCATCCGCAATATCCTGAAGTCGCGCCAGATTGGCGCAACGTTCTACTTTGCCCGCGAGGCGCTGATCGATGCGCTGACCACCGGCCGTAATCAGATTTTTCTTTCAGCCAGCAAAGCGCAGGCGCACGTCTTTAAAAACTACATCATCGACTTCGCCCGCCAGGCTGACGTTGACCTGAAAGGCGATCCCATCGTGCTGCCGAACGGGGCGCGCCTGATATTTCTCGGCACGAACGTGCGTACCGCGCAGAGCTACACCGGCAACCTCTATCTGGATGAATATTTCTGGATCCCGAAATTCCAGGAGCTGCGCAAAGTCGCCAGCGGCATGTCGCTGCACAAGAAATGGCGCACCACCTACTTTTCCACGCCGTCGGCCCTGTCACACAGCGCTTATCCGTTCTGGTCAGGCGAGCTGTTTAACAAGGGGCGTCGCAGCAAAGATGATCGCATCGAGATAGACCTGTCGC